CGATACTATTAGTTTTAATTCCACAGCTGGGGATGTAGTTACAAACACATGGCAGCATATTGCCGCCGTTAGGGATGGAAGCACCTTTCGTTGTTATGTCGATGGCGTTCAAGTCGGAACGTACTCAATAACAAATACTTCTTATTTAATTCCAGCCCCGGGAGAATGGTGGCTTGGAAGAGCTACCACCTACTATTCAACACAGTACATAGACGAGTATCGTTTCAGCACAACTTGCCGTTATCCAGACGGAACAACTTTTACCCCACCAACCACAGAATTCACCGCAGACGCAGACACCAAACTCTTAATCCACTCTAATTGGACTGGTGGGTTAGGTGCAGACAGTTCCGGAAACTACAACGAGTTCACCGTAAACAATCTAGTGGCTACGGATCAGGTGAAGGACAGCCCAACTAATAACTTCTGTACTTGGAATCCAATAAGCGGAAATGGTAGTTCACTGTCTGAGGGCAATTTAAAAGCTAATGGTCAGCTGGGGGCTACTAAGTCGCTTGGCTGGTTAGCTACGATAGCACCAGATTCAGGAAAATGGTATTGGGAAGTTAATTGTGTCACCACAGGCTGGGAGCAATGGATAGGAGTCATGGCGTTAAGCGATCCAGAAGTTGCTTCAATACCAACTAGAGCGTTAAATCTTTACTTTGGTCTAGGAACTTACTCCTACTACCAAAGTGGGACTAAGATTGAAGGTGCCGGCTTTGGGGTAACCAATACTGCAGTCGCTTACGGCAATAGCTGGACTAACGGCGATATTATAGGGATTGCTTTAGATTTAGATGATGGAGCAATCTATTTCTCCAAGAATGGAACATGGCAGAACAGCGGTGACCCAACAAGCGGAGCATCTAAAACAGGTGCAGCCTTTACTTCATTCTCCGGTAGATATGCTGCCTTTGGTTCCGGTTATCGATTCAGTGACGGGACTGAGTCGATATGGACTGGTAACTGGGGTCAAGACAGTTCATTCGCTGGAGCAAAAACCGCACAAGGAAACCAAGACGAAAACGAGATCGGAGATTTTTACTACACACCACCGTCAGGTTTTCTAGCACTGTGTTCGAGTAATCTCCCTGCCCCCTCTATCAAAAAACCCGGTGTTAATTTTAATACCATTCTCTACGATGATGGTGCTGGTGCAAAAACAGGTGTGGGCTTCCAGCCTGATCTTGTCTGGGTAAAATCAAGAGGTAGCACTTACGAACATGAATGGACAGATGCAGTTCGTGGAGTGACTGAAGCATTGTCATCTGATTCTACAAATGCTGAAACTACAGATTCCACTGGACTTACTGCATTTGGCACAGATGGCTTTACCGTAGGTGCGGATACTAATTACAGTGATACCACTGGTTCCGGTATGGTTGCATGGTCTTGGAAAGCCGGTACTACATTTGATCCAGCAACTGCTGGAAGCGTTGTAACTGGGTCTGGCAGTTCAAATGCTACAGCAGGATTTAGCACTGTAGGTTATGAGGGTACTGGCTCTGCTATGACTATAGGTCATGGATTAAGTCAAGCGCCCGATTTAATTATTGTTAAAAACAGGGATGCTGCTGATGCTTGGCAGGTTTACTGTTCGTCAAATACGGCTGCACCAGAAACAGATTATCTTGTGTTAAATACTAATGCTGCCACAGTCGATAATGTTGACAGATGGAACGACACAGCTCCAACCTCTTCAGTATTTACTGTTGGGGATGGTGTAGAGGTTAACACGGATGATGAGAATTACATAGCCTATTGTTTCCATTCCATAGAAGGATACAGCAAGGTTGGTTCTTACGAAGGAAACGGAAATGCGGATGGATCTTTCGTATACACTGGATTCAGACCAGCATTCGTCATTACCAAATCTATAGATAGCACAAGTAACTGGCAGCTATTTGACAATAAGAGAGAAGGTTATAACGTTGATAATTATGAACTTGGGGCAAATGACAATGCGGTAGAGGACACATCAACAGAATTTATTGACATAGTTTCTAACGGATTCAAAAATAGAATTGCAACTGATCCAAATGTTGCTGAAACATATCTCTATATCGCTTTCGCAGAATCCCCATTCAAATACGCAAACGCAAGGTAATAAATTATGTGGTATTCATCAAGTCACGGACTAATAAAAACACCAAGAGCCATTACCAAGGATGGTGTGGATTACCCCCCACAGATATTCCGTAAATTTTCTAAAGAGGAACTGGAAAATCTTGGTTTTCATCCGGCACGATTATCGGTTGCGGATCAACGCTACTACCACACAAGTGGTGAACAGTATGCCTTTGATGCGGCCACTAACGAATGGGTAGTGTCCTACGGTTCCACTCCAAAAGATGTCGATCAAATTAAGAAGTCCATGAAAGATAAGGTAAAAAAAATCGCATCATCGACATTGGCTCAGTCAGACTGGATGACTCATAGAGAGTCAGACGGTGGAACCGCTATGTCAGCAGACTGGAAAACCTACAGGGCTTCCGTAAGGGCTGAATCAAACGAGAAGGATGGAGAGATTGATGCGCTTGTCGATTTAGACGCAATCAAGGCTTACGATGAGGCTGGCGGTGTAAATGTTGGTTGGCCTAATGACCCTGATTTTGTGGAGGAGATAATATAATGGCTTTAGAAACTGGTAATTATATCAATGACTTAGATCAGACTTACCCCACAGGAACTGACACAATCTCAGAAGGGGATGGACATCTTCAACTTATCAAGAAAGTTCTGAAGCAATCCTTCCCTGGTGTAGACAGGGCCTCCGAATACATTTACGTCCACACCTCTGCTCCTACTGTTGATGTAGGGAAGGGGAGGCTGTGGCTAGACACAAGCACCACACCTAATTTACTCAAGATTTATGACGGGTCCTCCTTTATAAAACTCCCCATTTCTGCAACTATAGATTACAAGCTGATGGGTAATGACACGGTAGGTTGGGTTTTACCCACTGCCGATGGAACTGCTAACTATCCACTTACGACAACGGGTTCCAATGTATTAGCTTTCGCTCAGATTGCTACTGCTGCAATAGCAGACAACGCCGTAGACGGGGCTAAGATAGCCATGGGATCGGATGCTGCAGGTGATGTTCTTTACCACAATGGAACTGACTATGTCAGATTAGCCAAACCAGGAACACCTGCTGGTGAGATGCTAACCTTTGCAACTTCAGCTTCAGCTCCTAGCTGGACCATGGAGAACGTTGTAAATGTGTCTCACGGAACACAAGCACTAAGCGCAACTATACGACAAACCACATACACTGACACTGGGTATACGTTTGACTACACCAAAGTTCAAGCAGCCACTGATCTATATATCGAGTGCCACTTTGACGTTAAAAACTGGTCTAACTTTGATAGTTCAACCACCCAAACCCAAACGATAAGATTGGTTTATTCAACATCAACGGTAATTACTCCCACAGACATACAGGTTGGTTACATGACAGATGACACTCAATCTGGAACAGGAAATGTTGAACATGGAAACATTGCATCCTTCATTTGGAAGGTTTCAAGTCTTGCTGCCGCAAGCTACACTTTTAAGTTACAGTGCAAAAGCCTTAGCTCTGATGATGGTGGTTTTGGGACCGGGGATGCTGCTTGGAGAGTATGGGAGATGACCGCATGAAACACGTATTAGATAATGCACTGGTATCGATTGCTGGCCCTGAGTTTGCAATATATGGGGAAGTGAACAATTCCACCGAGTATGAAACAAATGTAGTTTTCAGTTCCCCAAGCAGCAAGCCTGCATGGGGTGAAGTAGAGGCACAGATGGTTGTTGAACGGTGGAACTATGTAAGAGTAGAGAGAAATAAGAAACTGACCAAATCAGATTGGTCTCAACTAAGTGATGTTCCTCTCTCAGATGCTAAACTTGAAGAGTGGCAGGTATACAGACAATCTCTTAGAGATATTCCATTTCAGTCTGATCCTTTGAACATTACCTGGCCTACACCCCCTGAATAATGGCTATTACTCCTGTAATCCCTATTGAAAATGTTGGTCAGATTGGGATCATCACAGACATCCCACCCTTTCAACTTCCACCCAATGCCTGGAGTGCTGGTAACAACGTAAGGATAAGAGACCAGGGGATAAAGAAGTGCGCCGGCTTTACAGAAATCTTTGCTTCGTGCCCAATTCCCCCATACCACATCTTCCCGTTAGCCGACACCTCCTCAGTTTACTGGGTGGCTTTAGGGTTGGGTAAGGCCTACGTCTTCAAGAATGATGGTGGGACCTGGACCGATATCACAAGAAGTTCAGGTGGTAACTACTCTGCCACTGCAGACGAGGGTTGGGCACACACAGTTTTGGGTGGTGTTCCAATCGTAACCAACTTTAAAGACGCCCCTCAATTCTGGGCGCTTACTTCAGGGAAATACGACACATCCACCAACCTGGCAGCTCTCACTAACTGGAGAGGGCCTGGTGGAGCAACAGCAGCTACTTCCTATGCCAAATCAATCAAGAGCTTTAAGTCTTTCCTGATTGCTCTTAATCTTAATGACACTGCCTCTAGCACTGAGTACACACAGATGGTTAAGTGGAGTGGTGCAGCGTCAGCTCACTCTGTTCCGGCCACCTGGAACGAAACCACAACTACAGCCGATGCTGGAGAACAGGAATTATCTGACACCCCTGGAGACATCATAGATGGACTTCAGATGGGAGAAACCTTTGTTGTTTACAAAGAAGATGCAACCTACCTTATACAGTTTATAGGTACACCATTCATATTTTCCTTCAAGATGCTTTCCCCAACGGTGGGTATCTTGGCCAAGAACTGTGTATCAGAGTTCGAGGGAGGTCATTTCTTCATAGGCAAGAGCGACGTATATTTGAACAACGGCCAAACTATCACACCCCTCTTACCTAACAGATTAAAGAGGGAGCTTTTTGATAACCTCGATGGGGATTACTACAAGCGTTCCTTTACCGTAGCTGACTACAACCGAAAGGAGATGTTGGCTTGCTTCCCAACCACGGG